AAGGAATCGGCTAAGACCGCTAAGAAATGACCGCAGTTACCGAAAAGCGCCCAGTTGGTAGACCAACACTCTATGACCCCGCATATTGCGAGACAGTCAGAGAGTTAGGGCGCATCGGTAAATCCGTAGAGCAAATCTGCTATCAGCTTAACGTAAGTCTTAGAACCATTTACTTATGGCGCGATGCTCACGAAGAATTTCTACACGCCTTGGATGATGCAAAGACTTATGAACAGGCTTGGTGGGAAGAGCAGGCATCTTCTTACATGGTGGAGAACAAAGAAAGCGACCGATTGAATGCCACGCTGTGGTCTAGATCAATGGCTGCAAGGTTTCCCAAGAAGTACCGCGAAAGCACAAAGCAGGAAATCACTGGTCCTGAAGGAACTCCTTTGCTGGCCGGCATCCAAGTGACCTTTGTCAAGCCAAGTGAGTGAAGTAAGTAACGCCCAATTCCCTGTAAAGCTGGCGTGTTTATTTGACCCGCCCAAGTCCCGATACCGCGTTCTATATGGTGGGCGAGGCGGCGCTAAGAGCTGGGGAGTAGCAAGGGCGCTGTTAATCAAGGCGGCTAAAGAACCCTTACGCATCTTATGTGCGCGGGAATACATGACTTCTATGCGAGATTCAGTCCACAAGCTGCTGACCGATCAGATCATCGACCTTGGGTTGCAATCATTTTATGAAATCACGCAAGCCAGCATTCGCGGGAAAAATGGCTCTGAATTCAGCTTTGTTGGCCTTAAAAACAATGTGGCTAATGTCCAATCTTATGAGGGCGTTGATATTTGCTGGGTGGAAGAAGCTAAAACGGTGACCAGGGTAAGTTGGAATGTATTGGTTCCTACCATTCGCAAGCCTAACAGCGAGATATGGGTTACTTTTAACCCTGAGTTGGAAACAGACGAGACTTACCAGCGGTTTGTAATACATAAACCAGAGAACGCTGTGGTTGAAAAGGTCAACTGGTCAGATAACCCTTGGTTTCCTGAGACGCTGAAATTAGAAATGCAAAGTCTTAAAGCGCGTGACCCTGAAGCCTATCGCACAGTTTGGGAAGGTTTCTGCCGGCAGACGGTGGACGGCGCTATCTTTGCCAAAGAGGTTCAGTTTGCCGAGCTGGAGAACCGCATCACCCGCGTTCCCTACGATGCCACAAAGCCAGTACACGCCGTTTTCGATCTTGGATGGGCAGATGCCACAGCTATATGGTTTGTCCAGTTTATTGGCATGGAAACCCGCTTAATTCGGTACATTGAAGACAACCAACAGACTATTAGCCATTATTTAGCTGAGATGCAGAAGTTTGGCTATATCTACGACACGCTATGGTTGCCACATGATGCCGAGAATAAGACGCTGGCCGCTGCGGGTCGATCTATTGAGGAAATTGTGAGAGCTGCGGGTTATAAGACGCGGATAATCCCAAGAACGCCGGTGGTTGACAGTATTAACGCGGCGCGTACCATTTTTAGGTCGTGTTATTTTGATAGAGAAAATTGTTATGATGGTTTACAATGTCTCAGGCACTACCGCTATGAGGTCGACCCTGACACCAAGCAGTTCAGCCGTAACCCGCTGCATGACCAGTATTCACATGGCGCAGATGCGTTTCGGTATATCGGCTTGATGATTAACGAACCGAAAGAGCGTAGGAAAGCAAAACCGCTGCCAATGTACGGCAGTCAACATTCTTGGATGGGCTGATGGACGATTACGACTCAATAATTGACGAAGCCAAAGACTTTCTAAAGTTCTGCAATGACGCAGACACGATGAACCGTCAAGAAGCGCTGGAAGACTTAAAGTTTGTCAACGGCGACCAATGGCCAGTTGAGCTGCAAAACAGCCGCAACTTAGAATCTCGCCCGATACTCACGATCAACAAGCTGGATACTTATTGCCGGCAAGTAACCAATCAGCAGCGCCAGCAACGCCCACGCATTAAGGTACACGCTACCAATACCCAAGCAGACGCTAAGACCGCACAAGTTATATCTGGTGTAGTAAGGCACGTTGAAGTCAATAGTAACGCCGACCATGCCTACGACAATGCGTTTGACTATGCCGTCCGCATGGGCTGGGGCTACTGGCGCGTCAATACCCGCTATGTGCGCGAAGATTCATTCGATCAGGACATTTTCATTGACCCTGTGGATAACCCTTTTACAGTTTATTGGGACCCAAACAGTATTGCGCCTGATGGCTCGGATGCTGAAAAGTGCCTGATAACCACAATGATGCCCAAAGAGGTATTCCGCGCACAGTACCCTGGCTTTGATGATGGAACCAGCTTTAGCCCCCGCGGTACAGGCGATAGTCAATCAGAGTGGATTACCAAAGAAGATATACGATTAGCCGAGTATTTTTACACGGTGCGGGAAAAGGCAAAGCTCTACCATTTGTCCGATGGCACAATGAAATTTGCTGATGGCAAAGACTTTTTTGAGCGCATCAGCTTGGCAGGCTTGAACGTTATTGATGAGCGTTCTAGCTACAAAAAGACAATTAAGTGGCGCAAGATGACCGCAATTGAGGTTATTGAAGAGCGCGATTGGCCAGGTCGTTATATCCCTGTCGTTCCAGTCTATGGCCGCCACGTTGTAATTGGTAACAAACGCAAGAAATTTGGCATGATTCGTCACGCCAAAGACCCACAGCGTATGTACAACTTTTGGCAAACTAGCATCACCGAAAGCATTGCATTGGCTCCAAAGGCTAAGTGGGTGATGGCCGAGGGTCAAGATGAAGGACACGAAAACGAGTGGTCGCAGGCTAATATAAAGTCCACCGCTTATTTGAGATACAAGCAGACTGACATTGATGGCCGACCAGCGCCACCTCCACAGCGTTTGCAACCTGAACCACCTCCCGCTGGTGTTATGGCTGCGGCTGGTGCGATTAATGAAGATTTGCAGGCGATTATGGGCATATTTGACCCACATCAAATGCCTACAGGCAATATCTCAGGCAAAGCGCTGAATGGCCAGCAACAGCAAGTTGACCTTACAAACTTTGACTATTACGACAATCTGACACGTTCTATATCTCACACCGGCAAGATTATTCTTGACCTTATCCCTAAAATTTACGACTCAGAGCGCGTAATGCGGATCATTGGCGACGATGGAAAGCCTGAGTTGATTACGTTGAACGAGCGTACAGCGGTGGGCGAGGTGCTGAATAACGTAACTGTTGGCGAATACGATGTGGTGATGGAGACAGGACCAGGCTACAACAGCAAGCGCCAAGAGGCTGTGGATTCGATGTTGGGTATGTTGTCTGCTGACCCGACTTTGATGCAAACCGCGGGCGATTTGATCTTCCGCAACATGGATTTCCCTGGCGCCGATATTATTGCTGACCGCTTGGCTACGCTTAATCCCTTGTCCCAAGTGGATGAGAAAAGCCCGATTCCACCGCAAGTACAGATGCAACTGGCACAAAGCCAACAGCAGATGCAGCAAATGCAACAGCAGTTACAACAGATGCAAATGGTCATCAAGCAACGTCAGGACATTGAGCAAGTCAAGCAGGACAATGAAAACAAGCGGGAATTGATGCGTCAGACCGCCAAAGCGCACAACACCGAAACTATGGCCGAGGTGAAGGTTAACGACCAAAACACCCGCGCCGTGACTAGTCAGAACAAGATTGAGATTGAGGCGATCATGGAGTTGCTTTTGCACCACATGGACACAAACCGACTTAATCAGGAAATAGCCAAGCGTGATGTTGAGCAACAACGAGCGATGCAATTTGCCGAAGCAGATATATCATCAGGCGCTAACCCATTGACGCAGCAATAATTTCGTGGTAAAAACCACAAAACCTTACCAGTTGGGTCAACTGGGTTAATTCTTAGGGTAAACCTATGTCGGAAAAAGAAGCAGGGTCAGTAGTGACCAGCGAGAATTCAGCGGATTTTTATGCAAACAGATTAGGTTTAGCTGATCGTGAAGTAGCCGAGGCGGTTGTTGAGGAAACTCCGACCGAGCCGGTAGCAGAAACAGACCAGAGTGAGCCTGCAGCAGAGGATGACGCTAAACCCACAGAAGAAAAGAAGCAGAACCCGAAACTCGAGAGGCGGTTTTCAGAGATAACTAAGCAGCGGGAAGAAGCGCGTAAAGAA